ACAAGCGTACATTGGTGCACTTCCAAAGGGATTTTATGATCCCCTACATCACCAAAGCCGCCTACAGCTATATGCAGTTGGATCCAGAGCGTTATCCTACTGTGGACATGAAGTTCATACCTACGGCAGCACTCGGTATCATTGCTAGAGAGCATGAGCAACAACAATTTATCGCTTTGTTGCAGACTCTTGGCCCTAATACACCTGTTTTGCCTATCATTTTGAAGGGCATCATGGCTAATTCTTCTCTGTCAAACAGATTTGAGTTGATTGAGATGCTCGACAAGATGGCTGTTGCTGATCCACAAGCCCAACAAGCGGCTCAGATGCAACAACAAATGGCTATGCAACTGGCTCAAGCTCAGATTGCTGTCCAAACTACTCAAGCAGAGCAGAACAAGGCTGAAGCGCAAAAGTTATTGACTGAAGCGCAATTGATGCCTATTGAGTTGCAAGCTAAGAGCATGGCGGCTAACACCAAGAATCTACCTACTGACGATGCTTTGGCTTCACGAGAGTTTGATAAGCGTGTCAAAGTTGCTGAATTGATGCTTAAAGAAGCTGATATTCAGAACAAGGCTAAGATTGTTGAAAAGCAGATGACTAGAGTATGAATCCAGAACTTCAGAAGTACTACGAAGAGCGTTTTTCCATGATGTCCACTCAAGGGTGGATAGATTTAATGGAAGATGTTGACAAAATGATAGAACCTTTAAATAATATCTCAACAATTGCAGACGAAAAAAGTCTACAATTCAGAAAAGGCGAGTTATCAATACTTATTTGGCTGAAAAACTTGAAACAAGTCAGCGAAAGAGCATTTGAGGACTTAAATGAGAAGAATGTATGAATTTGCCTGTATAAACGGGCATAAGACAGAGAGATTTGTTGATTATGAGTTAACAAGTCTTGTGTGTGATTGTGGTGAGGAGACTCATCGCATTTTATCTGCACCAGCTTTTAAGCTAGAAGGGTGGTCTGGGACGTTTCCATCAGCGCATGGAAGGTTCGAGAAAAGTCACTTAGATAGATTAAAAGCCGAGCAGAAACTCAACTCATAAGCAATTATGCCGAGTTGAATCTCCTACAACCGATTGACGGCAGGAAAAGGAAAAAGTATGTTAGTTGATGATGAAAAAGAAGAGTTTGGCGAGTTAGAGATTGAACAACAGAAGATCGAGCAAAAGGCTGAACTTCCTGAAAAATACAGGGATAAAAGTTTAGACGAGATTGTGAAGATGCACCAAGAGGCTGAAAAGCTCATTGGAAAGCAAGCACAGGAAGTAGGCGAGGTCAGAAAGTTAGCCGATGAACTTATCAAACAGAACCTTGGTTCACGACAGCAACAGACTAGACAGGAAGAGCCTGAAGTAGATTTCTTTGAGAATCCACAGAAGGCAGTTCAAAGGACTGTTGATAATCACCCAGACATCCTAGCGGCACGTCAAGGTACGCAAGAGATGAAAAGGGCGCAAATTCAGCAAAGGTTAGCGCAAGAACATCCCGACTTTGGCGAAATTGCTAAAGATCAGGACTTTGCAAATTGGGTGAAGTCTAGCCCTATTCGCATTAAAATCTTTGAGCAAGCCGATTCTGGATATGATTACGACTCAGCCAATGAATTGCTATCTACCTATAAACAGCTACGTTCTGTTAAACAGAAGCAAACGAGTGATGATGGCGAGGTAACTCGCAAACAGAACTTAAAGGCAGTAGGTGTTGATGTAGGTGGTTCTGGTGAATCATCAAAGAAAGTATACAGAAGGGCTGACCTTATTCGGCTCAAAATGCAAGACCCAAATCGGTATGATGCACTAAGTGACGAGATCATGGCGGCATACCAAGAAGGTCGAGTTCGTTAAACTTTAGGAGATTTAATCATGGCATATCCAACACCAGCGGTAACAGTAACCACCGCAGCAACATTCATCCCAGAAATCTGGTCAGATGAAATCATAGCCGCTTACAAGAAAAATCTTGTATTGGCTAACATCGTAATGAAGATGAACTTCAAAGGTAAGAAGGGCGATGTGGTTCACATTCCCGCACCTACCCGTGGTTCTGCTTCAGCAAAAGCGGCATCTACTGCCGTGACTCTGATTGCCGATACTGAGACAGAAATTAAAGTGTCTATTAACCAACACTTTGAATATTCACGTTTCATTGAGGACATCGTTGAAGCACAAGCCCTAAACAGCTTGCGCCAGTTCTACACTGCTGATGCGGGCTATGCGCTTGCCAAGCAAGTAGACACTAGCTTGATCCAAGTGGGTCGTGCATTCAATGGTGCTACTGTCGGTACTAACGACTACGCAACAAGCAATTCATCCACCAAAGCCTTAATTGGCGGTGATGGTACTACTGCTTACAACAGCACTACATCTAATGCTTCTGCATTGACTGATGCCGCTATCCGTAGAACCATTCAGCGTTTGGATGACAACGACACTCCTATGGATGGTCGTTTCTTTATCATTCCTCCTTCAAGCCGCAATACGTTGATGGGTCTTTCCCGTTACACAGAACAGGCTTTTGTGGGTAATGGTAATGCAATCCGCACTGGTGAAATCGGCAACCTATATGGTATGCCCGTGTTCACATCTAGCAATGCTGATACTGGCGCAGGTAACACTGCAACAGATCGTATCTGCTTGATGGGTCACAAGGACTCTATGGTTCTGGTTGAGCAAATTGGTATCCGTTCACAGACTCAGTACAAACAAGACTACTTGGCTACTTTGTTTACATCTGATACTTTGTATGGTGTGAAAGCACTTCGTGCAGCCGCTACAACTGGTGCAGCTTTGTCTTCTAGCGCATTTGCGTTAGCAGTTCCAGCCTAATAGTTGCCTTTTCCCCTCGCCTTAATCGGTGGGGGGATTTTTTACATCAAGGAGATTTATTATGGCAGCAGCAACAGCAGTAGTTTCCCGCAGGGGAAATGACCAGTTCCGAGGTCTTTTTTCGGATACTTGGTCTGTAACAGCAACACTAAACGCTTCATCTTTGGCTGATGGCGCTGGTGAGACAAACACAATTACAGTTGCAGGCGTTAAGCTAGGCGACATTGTGATGAACGTAAGTATGGGTGTGGATGTCTCTGGCCTCTCCATCACGCCTTATGTTTCAGCGGCAGATACTGTCTCAATTCGTTTCCAAAACGAAAGTACCGCTACTGTGGACTTGGCAAGCACAACAATTAAGTGCGTTGTGGTTCGTTTGGTCTAATCTAAAGGGGGCTAATACCCCCCTTTTTTTGGAGTTTTTATGGCTACTTTTAGATGTTTACAGTCGGGTACTGAAATAACTTTTACCTATCAACATGATATTGATAGCATGAGAGATCATTCAGGGTATGTCCGTGTTGAGGATAAGAAGCCTCCTGTCGAACCTACTGCTCAACCAGAGCCTGTCAAGAAGATTGGCAGACCAAAGAAAGTAGAAAATGTCTGAGATTGACCCAAGAGAATTTGGTAAGTTAGAAGCCCAAGTTGAGGCTTTACAGGTTGAAGTTCAAGCACTTCGCCAAGATATTAAGACGCTTTTAGAAATGGCAAACAAGTCTAAAGGCGGTTTTTTTGTTGGAATGGCTATCGCCTCTGTTATTGGCGGTATCATTTCTTTTGTTGCAACCAAGCTAGTTCGATAAGGAAAAATCATGTACGGAAAATCACCCAAAATGTCTAGCCCTAAGATGCCTAAAAAAGATAAAGGTATGCCTGTAGCCATTATGGTTGCTGTTGGTAAGCCCAAGTCTATGCCTGTGCGTGGTAGCCGTACTGCTACTAACATGATGAAGAAAACTGGACGAGGAAAATAATGTCTTCTTTAACTTCTCCCGTTACGCTCCTGAGTGCTGTTGTTGCAACTGGTGCTTCTGTAGCAGTACAAGCTGATGCTGGTCAACCCGCATTTCTTCAAGTTACTGGTATTACAACTGCTACTGTTGCTTTGCAAGGTAGTTTGGATGGCACAACTTACGCAACCATTGGCACAGCATTAACTGCCGATGGCATTGTAACTATTGCAAATGCTCCTAAGTATTTAAGAGCCAATTGCACAGCCTATACATCTGGAACAATTACCGCCAAGGTTTTGTACTGATATGAAAACCAAAGCCCAAAAGAAGATCAGCAAGGTGATGACTGAGTTTGGCAAGGGCAAGTTAACTACCAATAAAAAAGTAGTCACTAACCCAAAACAGGCTATGGCTATTGCTTTGTCTGAGGCGGGAAAGGCTAAAAAGAAATGAAAACTAAATCCACGGTCAATCAGGCAAAAGTTTATACCAAGCCTACTATGCGAAAGGCTTTGTTTGAGAAGATCAAGGCTGGTACGGCTGGTGGTGATCCTAATGAATGGTCAGCCCGAAAAGCACAACTTCTTGCGAAAGAATATAAAGCCAAGGGCGGGGGATATAAGACATGAGTAAAGAAAAAACACATTACACGCTTGATGGCAAGGTCTATAAAGGGCCAACTCACAAGGCGGGTGATAAGCTGATGACGGGTGCTAAACATACACCTACAAGTAAGTTTCTTAGTCATACACCAAAGAAGAAGAAATGAAGAACCCTCAACAGTCCCTGAAAGATTGGTCTAAGCAGAATTGGAGAACCAAGTCTGGTAAACCTTCATCTGAAACGGGTGAGAGGTATTTGCCAGAGGCGGCTATCAAGTCTTTGTCTTCTAAAGAGTATGCGGCAACCACTAAGGCCAAGCGTGAAGGCACAAAGGCTGGTAAACAGTTTGTAAAGCAACCTAAGTCGATTGCAAAGAAAACGGCAAAATTTAGATGAGGTAAATATGAAAAGTCCTGCTTGGCAAACAAAAGAAGGAAAAAACCCGAAAGGGGGGTTGAATGCCAAGGGAAGGGCATCGTATAATGCAGAAACTGGTGGCAATTTAAAAGCACCAGTAAAGTCAGGTGACAACCCTCGAAGGGCCTCCTTTCTAGCACGAATGGGCAACATGCCTGGCGCTGAGATGAAAGATGGAAAACCTACCCGACTTCTTCTTTCTCTTAACGCTTGGGGAGCATCATCTAAGGAAAATGCAAGGGCTAAGGCCAAGGCGATCTCTAAGAGGAACAAATGAGGCCAGTATCTGTTGGAGTCAGCCCTACGGCGGCAGTATTGACCACTGTTTTTACAGTGCCAACGGGTTATTACGCCAAATTTACTGTGATGTATATCCATAACACTGGTGGATCAACAAAGCACATTACTGTTGCTTGGAACGATGCAAGCACTGCGACTAGCTATGACATTCTTACCGCGCTGAACTTCACTTCAAAGGAGTACCTTCAGTTTGATGGTGCTGCGTACATTGTTTTAGAAGAAGGCGACAAGATTCAAATCACAACTGAAGCGGGTAGTACCTTCAGTTTTATATCAACTTTCGAGGTTGAAGGAGCGCAAAGAATATGACCTACCTACAACTGATAAACAATGTGCTGATTCGTTTGCGTGAGACGCAAGTTTCCACTAACAATGAGACAAGTTACTCGAGCCTGATTGGTTTGTTTGTCAACGATGCCAAGCGACAGATCGAGGACGCTTTTAGCTGGAACGTGTTGGGTCAGACAGTCACCATTACCACGGTGGCCGCGACCTATATCTATTCGATGACAGGTGCGGGTCAGAAGTTCCAAGTGCAAGACGCAATCAACACCACATCAAACATCGGTCTGCAAAACATCAGTTTTGTGGAGATGAACCGCTATCAAAACCTAGTCCCAACGACAAACGGAATTCCTCAGTATTACGCATTTGATGGTGTAGATGGCAATGGCGACACAAAGGTGGTGCTGTACCCTCGACCTGATGGGGTCTTCAATATCCCGTTTTCGTTAACAGTACCCCAAGCTACATTGGCGGCTGATGGCACATCTGTGCTTGTCCCTGACACTTTAGTGGTGCAAAACGCCTACGCCCGTGCGTTGGTGGAGCGCGGCGAGGATGGCGGTCTAAACTCTTCCGAGGCTTATCAACTCTATCGTGGAATGTTGTCCGATCAGATTGCTCTTGAAGGCACACGCTATCCTGAAAATCAGGAGTTTGTAGCGATATGAGTCAAGCCCTCCAAACAGCAAGTATCTCAGCGCCAGGCTTCTTTGGCCTGAATACGCAAGACTCGCCGTTGGACTTGGCGGCTGGCTTTGCCTTGGTTGCGACTAATTGCGTGATTGACCAGTTTGGTCGCATCGGCTCACGCAAGGGCTGGGCGCGGGTCAACGCATCTGCTGGTGATTTGGGTGCAAATGCCCCTGCTGTGATCCATGAACTGGTGCAGACTGACGGCACTCTGACAATCCTCTTTGCTGGAAACAACAAGCTGTTTAAGTTAGACAGTAGCAATGCAGTGGTTGAATTGACCTACGGCGGCGGTGGCACAGCACCTACGATTACAGCCAACAACTGGTCTTGCGCCTCGCTTAACGGCATTACTTATTTCTTTCAAACAGGCTTTGACCCGCTGATCTTTGACCCCGCTGTCAGCACTACGACCTTCAGGCGCGTTAGTGAGAAGTCAGGCTACGTTGGTACTGTACCCTCGGGCAACATTGCTATCAGCGCCTATGGCCGATTGTGGGTGGCAGATACGGCATCGGATAACACCACGGTCTTTTTCTCTGATCTACTTGCTGGTCATGTTTGGTCAACGGGTACTTCAGGCTCTCTCAATACCAACCTAGTTTGGCCGAACGGTGCAGACAACATCACTGGCCTAGCAGCGCACAACAACTTCCTAATCATCTTTGGTCAGCGTCAGATTTTGGTCTATTCGGGTGCTACTACGCCTTCGACAATCACATTGGCCGACACGGTGGCAGGTATCGGTTGCATCGCAAGAGATTCAATCCAAGGCACTGGCAAGGATGTTCTCTTTTTGTCTAATTCTGGAGTGAGATCATTTGCGCGGACTGTGATTGAGAAATCAGTGCCGATTGGCGACTTGTCCAAGAATGTGCGTAGTGACTTTATGAACATTATTGCTGGCGAAACACTGGCAAACATCAAGTCTGTTTATTCTGAAACGGAAGCGTTCTATCTGATAACCCTACCGTTTGTCAAAGAGGTGTTTTGCTTTGACACCCGTGGGCAGTTACAAGATGGATCGTTCAGAGTTACCACTTGGGACTCAATCGAGCCTACAGCGTTGCTTTCAAGGCGCAATGGTGATCTTTTGCTTGGCAAAACAAGCTACATTGCAAAGTACTCGGGCGCACAAGATGATACTTCCTCGTATCGGCTGTTGTACTACACCAACCACGCTGATCTAGGCGATGCCAATGTCACCTCATTGCTCAAGCGGCTCAAGGTGATTGTGATTGGTGGCACAAACCAATTTGTAACGCTGAAGTGGGGCTTTGACTTCAGCACCAACTATCTGTCAACTAACGCGCAAATTCCGACACAATCTGTTGCTGAGTACGGAATTGCTGAGTATGGTGCAAATGCCACGGTGATTGCTCAATACGCTAACGGTATTGCTTTGCAAACTATAAGCGTTTCTGCTAGCGGAAGCGGTAAAATCGTGCAAACGGGCTATGAGGCTAACATTGATGGCTCTGCGCTGTCTATACAACGGATTGAAATCCAATCAAAGGACGGGAAGACAGTATGAGTAACTATACACAAAGTACTAATTTTGCAACCAAAGATGCGCTTACTTCTGGCGACCCGCTGAAGATCGTCAAAGGTACAGAGATCAACACGGAGTTTGTAAACATTTCGGTGGCTATTGCAACTAAGGCTGATTTATCTAGTCCAACTTTTACTGGTAGTCCTGTTTTACCAACTGGTACTACTGGTGTAACTCAAAGTGCCAATAATAACAGCACTGCTTTGTCAACAACTGCCTATACTGATGCGGCAATTCTTGCTTCAAAACAAGCACTGCACCCAGTCGGTTCAATTTACATTAACGCCACTAACGCAACAAACCCTGGCACTCTTCTAGGATTTGGCACTTGGTCAGCATTTGGCGCTGGTCGAGTCATGGTGGGCTTTAATTCTGGTAACGCCTTGTTTGACACGGCTGAAGAAACTGGCGGTAGTGCTGACTCTACATTGCCAAGCCACACGCATACGGCGACATCTACTGTTACTGACCCTGGACACGTCCACAATATTGCAGCAGCTAACGCAGCGGGTGATACACATATTTCGCGATCCACAATAGGTGATACGGTTAATATCAGCACGGGGTCAGCTGTAACTGGAGTTACCGTTGCCACAACCAACGCATCTGCTGGCACAAGCGGCACAAACGCCAACTATCAGCCGTACATCACTGTATATATGTGGAAGCGTACTGCATGATCACCCACCACTTTAGCGATGGTTTGTATGCCAAAGAAGCCGTATTTACGGAGGGCACAGCCATTCTAAAACATGTACATGACTTTAGCCATTTGTCTATTCTTGCCAAAGGTAAGGTTGCTGTGATGAAGGGTGAGGATGTAGAGGTTGTTGAAGCGCCAGCTTGCATTGAGATTAAAGCGGGTTTGACGCATGGTGTTAAAGCGTTGACAGATTGTGTTTGGTTTTGTATTCACGCCACTGACGAGAAAGACCCGTCAAAAGTGGACAATATTTTGATTGGAGTTTGATATGCCATTTATAGCAGCGGGAGCATCTTTAGTTGGTGGTTTGTTGGGTGGTCGTTCTGCTAAGAAGGCCGCACAGATTCAAGCCGACGCGCAAACTAGAGCCGCGCAACTTGCGGCTGAAGAAGCGCGTTTCCGACCAGTAGGAGTTACTACACGTTTTGGTCAGTCGCAATTCCAGACTGGGCCTGATGGTCGTGTTTCTGGTGCTAGTTACACCTTAGACCCCACCCTTCGTGCTTATCAAGACAGGTTCATGGGTTTGGCTGGTGGCGGTCTTTCCCAAGCTGAACAAGCACAACAACAGTTCGCGCCACTACAAGGTGCGGCTCAAGGCTTGTTTGGTTTAGGTCAACAATATCTTGCACAGTCTCCACAAGAGGCGGCACAGCAATACATGGCTCAACAACAAGAGTTGTTAGCCCCTAGTCGTGAACGCCAATATGGACAACTGCAAAACCAATTGTTCCAAACTGGTAGGGGTGGTCTATCTGTTGGCGCTACTAGTGCTCGACCAAGTGGTGCAGCAGGTTTTGGCGCTTCAACCCCTGAGACTGAGGCATATTACAACGCTTTGGCTCAACAAGATGCGGCATTGGCGGCTCAAGCAATGCAAGCGGGTCAACAACAGACTGCCTTTGGTGCGGGATTGTTTGGCACTGGTGGTAACTTGCTGACCCAAGGTTATGGTGGTCAGGCGGCGGCTCTTGGCCCGTATGAGGCTTATTTACAGCAGATGAAGCAGTTGGAGTCATTAGGTCAACAGCCTCTGCAACTAGGCATTGACATTGGGGCTAAAGGGCAGAGTAATGCGGCGGCTCAGGCTATGTTAAGCACAGGGCCATCACGGGAATCCTATGCAGCCAATGCTTATAACCCATTTGCAGACTTCTTAACAGGGGCTAGTCGCAACCCAGCGTTGCAAAATTTATTTGGTGGTTCAAACGAAGCTAGAGTTTTGAGCGGATACGGAATC